CTAAATATAAAGTATCATTTGTAGAAGAACAATTAATACGATTAACTGCTGCTAATGTCGTCCCGCCTCTTGAAAATTTAAAACCGTAAATAGTTCCAGAAGCCCCAGCAATATTTAAATTAGGTTGAGTGCTTAAACCTGTTATATAAGTAGTAGGTGATTCCAAAGCAATATACGAAGAAGTGTTTGTTATTCCAGTAGTAAAGGTTTGAGTAGAAGGAAGAAGAGCGGTTGAAGGACACGAAATATTTATATCTTTGCCTGTTCCAGTAACAACATTAAAATCATTTGTAGGTTTTATAGATATATCACCCGCACCAATCACATCTAAAGTTGTAGCATTTTGAGTTAGAGTTGCGGTTTGAGCACTTGCTCCATTTTTAATAGTTACTCCTGCACTTGCTGTTAGAGTATTTGTAGAAAAAGTTTTAGCACCCGTAATGGTTTGAGTTGTATTTGTAGTAACAAAAGAACCGCCACTAATAGCACCATCAACAAAAGTTTTGTTTACCAAATCGTCCCCCAAAGAAGGAACTGCTGACGATTGGGGCAATGATGTAAAAATCTTAGTACCACCTATCGTTTCATTATTTACCAAATCAACATAGGTTGCGTCTGTAAAAGTTTTGTTTACCAAATCGTCCCCCAAAGAAGGAACTGCTGATGATTGGGGCAATGATGTAAAAATCTTAGTACCACCTATCGTTTCATTATTTACCAAATCAACATAGGTTGCGTCTGTAAAAGTTTTGTTTACCAAATCGTCCCCCAAAGAAGGAACTGCTGACGATTGAGGTAGATTTGTAAAAATCTTAGTACCAGCTGTTAGTGTCTGTGATGTGTTTAAAGTCACATAACCAACACCGGTGTGATTTGTCACCCATTCTGTTGTTGCTATACTAGTTGAATAATCAAGAGGATTCGCAATTGTCGGCGCATTGCCGGAAACATTTATTTGAATTGTATCACATGTAATATTTGAAGTTGTTGATGAATCAGCATCAATATTATTTAATCCATCAAGTGTTGGTTCAAATCCATAATTGGTACTCATTTATACAAAATACAGATATTATATAAATGGTTTTTGGCCTCTATTAAAGCTCTCGAAAGTTAATACATACAATGTATTTGGTGGCGGCATTAATACCTGCGTTATCTGCACTATTGAATGTTCCACTAGTAGGGTCAATGAGGTTGATATTGATGATGCTAATTCCATCTAAACTAGAAATAAATACTGGGGCATTATCTAATGGGCGCGAATTGAAATAAACCGGAATATCAAATGAAGACGCGGCGGCTACGTTGGTATATACGCCGACGCCTTCGCTACTAACGCCGACAAGACCCGATGGTATGCGAGTCGCATTATATTGATACATCGACGGAGTGCCTTTGCCTAAATCTATGTGGCACTTATATAGTTTCGTAGAGGTAATTCCAGATGTAGCAAATAAAGAAGAAATACTTTTAAATGAGAATGTCATTTCATAACTGGATTTCAATCTCCATGGCTCGGTAATGAGATTATTCATTTCAACTGTAAAACGAGCATCAAATTGCGGGCCTGAATAAGACGCCGTATTATTTGTGTCGAGCCATACTTTGAAACTCTTTTTTAGCGGCATCGCTGATATCTGCATTTTTGATTGGTTCACGTCAGGTCTTGGATACGGTTCTCCGGACATTTTAATATATAATAGAGGATGATATTATATATTCATTGTTTTATGCGAAGTTCGCGCCAAGTTCAGCGACAGGCGGTCTTGCCGCCTCAATACCAGAAGTAATAGCGCCAACAACACCGGCTGTCTTATCTACGGCTCCTCTTGCTGCCATTGCTCCTTTGCGCACAGATTTTGCTGTGCCTCCGGCGACCTTGGCAAGTGCTCCCCCCGCCAGCAATGGCGCGGCAATCTCGGGCGCAACGACCATAGCTAACGGGGCTAATTTCTCAGCAACACCTCCAACCTTGGATAGAGTATTGCCAAACTTGCGGAGTCCAACATCGGCGGCTCCGCCCTTTGAGAAAAATTTCTTTGTATCACGTCCGAGCTTTTTGAAAAATTCTTTGGCTGATGGCATTATATATATGGGTCTATATATTTTTATTCTTCGGCATTCATTATGACTTCGTCCCAATTTATAAAAATGCGCTGAGTTGATGAATCGATAAAAATAAAATCATGGGCCCCCTTGTAAGCGTGTGCTAAAATCTCTTTATAGATTTTATCATCGACCTCTACTTGTTCTTCAAATATCGTCGCCATCTCACCCTTTTGGATTTTGAAAATGAATAGCGAAGTAAGACCTTGACGGACTTGTCGAGGTATTGACTTGTATGTCTGACAAGCCATCCATATAGAGAGTCCGGCGTGGCGACGATTATTTACCATATGGAGAAGCAACTTCTCGGCCTCTCCTTTCAAATCCTTCTGGACATCATCGAGGACAATTAATGTCCTAAAACCTTGGCTCGCGTTTTCTTCGGCGATGCCGTATGCCTCGGCTAGGTTATCATAATTAAGGTTATCATAGATTTGTTCTTCGGGTAATACAGACCAAAAATCATTCTTAATAGAGGCACGTGAGTTTGGCGGACAAAACAAAATGATGGTATGATAAACACGCTTAAACATTTTGGGTGATTGTAATAGCGAAATAAGCAATGTCGATTTCCCAGAACCAGCACGGCCTAAAAAGAGCGTGAAGTTTGGTTTATTCATTAGCTTGCCGATTTCATAGTCATCTAGTTTTTCATGTAGTTTGCCATCGACCAAGAAACTGGGTTTCTTCAATGGCGGCACTTCGTTGTGTTTTATGCTAATGCTCATTATACAATAGTAGCCGATTTCAATTCTTCTCTAAACCGATTCATGCGAGCCTCTGTTGCTTGTAGTTGTTTAATAATTCTCTGAGTCTTTGATTCGAGCGAGTTCATCTTTTTGAACTTCGGCGAATCATCATCATTTGTTTTTGACATCTTTTTTTTAAGGTAATATTGTTTATTGTATTCCTGATGGTAAAGGCGGCGTTGTTCATTCATTTATAATATTACCAGAGAAGAGCAGATGCTAAACGACCAGCCACTCCCTTGTCTTTTGCGTGGCGCAACTTATACAATCGACGACGCTCTTCGGCAACAACCTTGCCTTGCTCTTTCAAATAGGTTGGGTAATCATTCATACCAAGAGCACCAATAGAGGCAATCTTCTTATCTCCTCTAAACACATCGAGTTTCTTACCAGTTGCGGCCGAAGGCCGCACACTAACACCGAGTTTCTTTGCTTGGGCTTGTGTATATGGCTGTATCTTGTAGGTCATTATATATTGAATAGTGATATTTTCGCGTGGATTGGCAGGTGTTAAACGAGTTTTTGATAGATTAATCGCGATTTGGTATGATATATGGGTTAATGAGTCAATAAAAATATTTTTATTGACCCCTTAAATGGTAAAATGGTTAAATACATTGGTTAATTGCTAAAAGTTATGTTTAACGGGCTTTTTGCGTGCATTAATACACTCTTATTGCGCGTTTATATGAAAGCAGTCACCTGTTTCGACTCATAGTCGATTTGGAGGACCACGTCCGAAAATCCCCAGGCTTGACACGCAATAGCACCAGTGGTAGCAGCGGACAAATTGAGATTGAGGAAAGGGGGTGAAGCTCGAGTATTGATTCCCTGGAAAAGGATACCGCTCGACTTTTCGAGGTCGTATCCATAGTATGCACCAGAAGGAAAAGATGTAATAACCTGGGCACCGTTATCAGAGCCAACAGGGGCAGCACGAGAGTTTGCAGTTGGTAATACTACATACGTATCGCTACCAGTTGGGACAGCCGCAATACCTGAAATGGTATTGTATTGCTCACGAGTAACAGCAGTTCCGAATGACTTGGCAATGGATCCACCAAGTGCCTGGATAAGCACAGAATATCCTTCCGCCGGCCTCTGTGAATCATTCACTGGATAATTAGGAAAAAAATTTCCACCCACCTGCAACTGTCTCAAATTGAGACCGGGGTTAATAGCATCGTAATATCCGTTGGGTGTTAAAGTCGTATTTGTCAGACCAAACTGATGGTAGACGGACTTCACCGAAGAATTACGAATTTGCAGCAATAATTGCTGAGCACCCTGAGCCCCAGTTGGGATAGTAACAGCGCTGTTGGTATAAGTCGATGACTTGATGAACCACTTGCCATCTTGGAGAGTCTGTCTCAACATTTGCGCGGCTACGTCTCCTACATCAACGTATTTCATATTAAGACGGAATTCAGAGAGGGTGGGAGCGACAGATAAAACAATGTTTGTGGCCAAAGCAGTGTTATAGCAGACGAT